AAGTACTCTTTGAGAATTTTTGAACTTCCCACTCGTACATTGATAATACCATTATAGTACTCATCTGTTTCAAGCACTCTACGGTCAAATTGTTCTTTGGCTTCTACATAACTTAATGCGCCACGACTCGGACAATAGTGTAGAATCTCACGGGAAAATTTATCGGGACCTAATTTTTTTACATCGGCATTCAAATGGTCAGAAGAACCCCAATAGGTTCTCCAATCGCTTTCTTTATATCCACGTCTTTTGTTCTTTCTACCTTTAAGTGGTGGTTTAGTGGTTTTAAATCTTGCTAACTTCTTACCAATGTATTTCCGATTATCTGTAAGATTTGTAATCACATACACAAAACCTTCTACGTCTTCGGGTAAATCATTAACAACTTCATTATTATATGTCCAATCACTCATTATACGTCATCTCATTGTTCAATATCTTAATAGGTCTAAAGACCTAATATCTTCGGAAATTTCTTTTCGTTCCACTCAAAGAACATTTCCTTGATATTTATTTCTTCCATTTAATATTATTTATTTTAATTCTTGTTGAGTTTGGAAGACACAATTGCCCTCCTATCGGGGCAACTGCTGATACTTGTTTAGTTCATCAGATTCTATGTCTAAGTTAGCCACTAGTAATGGCGAGGTCGGTTGGCGATTCCCTCTTAACTTAGTATTGCGTCTTTCGACCCAACGGCACTTCGATTAATCCACATAGAATAAAACTTTATCAAAGTCGGTAGTATTGTAAATCTACCAGCGGTGTGTACATTTCTGTACGGTAAATACTAGTCATTCGAATACCTTTAGAGTACCGAATGTTATGTTATAAACAGTTCTTGTGGTTACGAGAAGCAGTGTCGGAGTTCATCCCAACTTATCTGAACGCCTAGCACTATACTAGCGTCCTCAATCCCGGAACGGCATCCCGCTCAACAGATCCACTATGTTTGCCATTATTAGAATCATTATTAGCCATAATTTCTTTTAGTGTTTGGGGTATATTGAGACTTGTATTAGAATTTATATTAGTTATGAGAACATACTAACACAATCTATTATAGATGTCAAGCGTTTTTATAACTTTTTTATAAAATAGGTGTTCCAGCCTTTTTACTCATCTCAAAGTTCTCAGATATTATCTCGTTTAAGTGTTTGATATGACTAGTCGGCATTTCGTGAAGTTCAGATATACTGACACCCCCTCTCATGTACCAAGTTAGTTTGTACAAGGATTTGTGTAGAGAGTCAAGTTGTTTTTGATAAGTCTCTTGTCTTTCTACAATTTCCGCGGCGCTGGCAGACTTCAACCAGCCTAAGAAAAATTTACAGGATTTAACTCAAAAGTTACCTTTTCTTTACTATCACACGATTCACAAGTGAACTCAAAGGTTGATATCTCATCTGTTTTTGGATTTGCAGAAAACACGACATCATTAACTTTTTTAACTACATCTGCTGGAATATTGTTCATAAACTCTGTAATAGAATCGTAATCTGTTACGGTTTCGTCTGGAGTTTCAATTCTGTCTATCGCAGTAATTAACAAATCTACGTTTTGTTTCGATACTTTTCTGAAACTAATTGCAAATTGTTTTGCCATCTCCATTTCATCTCCATCTTCTCCCTCTGCGGTTAGTTGAATACTATTTAATATACGGGCTTGTTCAACATCGATTAGTGCCAATTTTGTTAAACTTTCAAGTTTTGGTGGATGTACGTAGATTTTTAAATCCTCGTATTCTATAGGAGCAATATCTTCTACATCTGGAAATCTCTCAAGAATACTGTTTATATCTATGTTGTAGTCTGCTTGTTCTTTACATTCAGAACATGTATGAGTGTGTTCAATGTTTTTACCATATGTTGCGTATTTTATTGCTAGATATAATAGTTCTGCATCTATGTTACATAGATTTCTAGGATTAGGAATCGATGGTACACAACTTTTAATGAGGTTTACTAGTGATTCGCCGTTAAGAAGTTCATCGGGATTTTGCATTGATATCTCATCAATCGCAGTCATTGGGAGTATAGCAATCTCGTCTAATACAGTTTTTTCGATTTCTGGATTAAATCTACCCCCCGTTGGGATTTGCACGTAAATTGCAGGTTTACGAAAATATTTGGATAATGGATTTGCTTCAGTGTTCATTTTGTTTCCTTTGATAAATACAGTATGAGTTAATTAGTAACGCAATTAAGTATGAATATAATTGCCTTACTAATATTTATCTTTAATAATAACTACGAAGTTTTAGAATATAACAAAACATAGAGAGTATTGATGGCACAAGAACAAGATGTATTTATTTCGGGAATTAGCGGCAGTATTGCTCAGTGGAGTACTGAAGCAACTGCAGGTAGAATATCAACAACATTAAGTCAGATAGCAGGACAGAATGTCCAACTTATAAACTTACTTAATCATGTCGCCGCAGGCACAAAAATGTCTACAAAAGAGATGAACGAAATGGGCAACGAAGTTCGATCCTCAAACAAGGCAGCAAAGTCGGGGCAAAAAGCCGAGAGGATTGAGGCAGCGAAACAAGGACAATTCTGGAAAGGTCTAATGTCTAAAGTTGGTATGGGTGATAATAGAATAGTTGAGCAATTAATAAAGAATCAACAGTCAACCAGAAACGCCTCAAAAAAGATTGAAGAATTGGTGAAAAGTGGTGTTAACAGAGACGTAGCAACGTCATTCGTAAGAAAAGAGGACGAAGATGGTAACCTGCTACCAGATAGCGTTAACAGAAAAAACTTTACGAAGGCCGCGGGCGCAGTTATGGCATTCTTGGCCACAATTGAAGATGCCACAAAGGCTGGTTACTTGGAAAGAGCAAATATGGCGGCTGAATTACGCCAATCGGGTTTAACGGCTTCATTGGATAAAACGAATCAAGGATTTCTGCAACTTTCGAGAATGATTAGTGAGACAGGATTTGAATTTGGTCATGCGGCAGAATTCACTAAAGAGTTCTCTAGAACAGTAGGAATCAAAGGAGTACAGAGTACATTAAAATTTGCCAACTCTATGGCAGACGCTGAAAGCGAAACAGGAATGATGCAAAAATTTGCTTTGAGTTTCGGACAAGTTGTCAATATGTCAGGACAATATCTTGACGGATTAAGAATTTCAGGACAACTTCAAGGAAGGTCAGACCAACAGTTAAGAAAAGGAATGGACAGTTTCATGTCTAATGTCGAGGCTACTTCGAATGTATTGAAAATTTCAATGGAAGAAGCGGCAAAAATGATGGCAGACTCTATGACAGATGTCGACCAAGGTAGATTCTTAACTCTTGATCCAAAAATGCAAGAATCTATTCTATCAGGTTTACAATTTGCAGGTGCTGGTGAAGGACCAATAATGGATTTACTCGCGGCAAGACTTGGAGCAGGTTCTGAACAAGCGTTCATGATGACAAGCGAATTCCAAGAGTATTCTGGTTCTATGCTGGGACAAGAATTATTAAAATATGTTAATCAAGTCGCACCAACATTGGGAAACCAGGGTGACAAAGCATTTCAAACACAATTAGCAAATACATTGCCTCAAATGGTTGATGGACTAATAGAGATGTTTAGTCAATCAGGCAACCGGGCACTTATTATGTCTAATGACCAGGAGGCGAGCAGATTAGCCCAGTTAAGTAAAATGAAACAAACTATGGCAGATGCGAACAAAGGTATTTCTGGCGGCGGTAGAGAAGACAAAGCCGCTATGTTATATACAGAACAACAACGTGAGGCAGTAGTACAGGCAGAAAGGTCAATGACTAGATTAATGCCTGCATTTACAAAAAATATTGAAGATTTGACTACAGTAAACAGGGAATTTGCTAACCAGGCAGCCATGTCGTTAAAATTCAACCAGTCTCTCATTTCCTCACTCACTAACACCATTGTTGCCGCGGATATTGCCTTCAAGAGCGCCGCCATTGGCTTCTTTGAGATGCAAGGCGAGTCTTGGACAGATTTCTTCAAGCAATTCTTCGCCGGTGAAGACATTAAAAATCCGCTCTTTGACGGTACCGGTACTTCGTTCAAGAGTATAACATCACAGAACTCTCTTGCAAACCCAGCCCAATCCATCGACCAGTTAACAAGCGATTTTGGCGTTATGAATTTAGAAGAAGCCAAAATTCAATTGGAAAAATTAAAAAAAGAACAAGGGAATAACACAGAGTTTTTTGAAGCAATTGCTGGCAATACATCTATGTTACCAATTGTGTTACCTGCACTTATGACCTTGTTGACAATACCTGGCGGCGACAAGATTATTGGACTCAATCAAGGCGTGAGAGACGCCGGCGTGAATGCTGAAAGCCAAGCAAGAGTTATCGCAGCCCTTGAAGCCTTTATAAAAACTCTTGAAAATCAATAGACAGTGATATATGATAATATGATAGATAGGGTTGACAATGAATATGAAATATGTTAATATAGATAAATTAGGAATAGATTATGACGTGGAAAAAGTACTTTAAAACATATGACGGTGTTCCTCGCCGTTCACCGGACGCTGGTGTCAGAGATACCCACGCGTCTAGTTCGAAATATAGCAGTTGGCTACCAGAAGTTTACATGGGCCAACCAAACAGAGCCCAAAGATACGGTCAATATGACCAAATGGACATGGACTCAGAGGTCAATGCGGCTTTAGATACTATCGCAGAATTTTCTACTTTGTTTAGTGAAAGTACAAAATTACCATTTTCTATACAATTCAACGATGATCCATCATTTACTGAGAACGAAGTTCTTCAAAAATCATTGCGCCAATGGTGTTCAATGAATGAAATGAACAAACGTATTTTTAGAATTTTTAGAAATACAGTCAAATATGGTGACCAATTATTCGTAAGAGACCCAGAAACATATAAATTATACTGGGTAAATCCAGCGAAAGTAGAAAAAGTTGTCGTAAACGAAGGAAAAGGTAAGAAAATTGAAGCATATTATATCAAAGATTTAGATATTAATATGCAAAGTCTTAATATTACTGCTGATAGTGTGAAATTATCACAGACAGGCAGTCAACACATGGGTATTCCAACTCAAACTGCTGGCACACAACAAAGTTATTCTGCGGCTTCACCAGAAGGTTCTCGTTTTGCTCAAGATATGACATCAACTGCGATTGACGCCAAGCATGTTATTCATGTATCTCTAAGTGAAGGTATAGACCAATACTGGCCTTTCGGCACAAGTATGCTCGAACCTGTATTTAAAGTATACAAACAAAAAGAATTATTAGAAGACTCAATTATTATCTATCGTGTACAACGTGCACCAGAACGTAGAGTATTTTATATTGATGTTGGTAACATGCCAGCACACAAGGCAATGGGC